GGCGTTGGCCAGGGGCGAATCAGCCATGATCGGCGAGGCCTGCCAGGTCGGCGACGGCGAAGGCGAGTTCCATGATCCGGGTCAGGTCGACGCTGTCCATATGGCCGTAGGCCTGAGTCAGGACGGCCTGGAGTGCCTGGAGGCTGTGGGCTTCGTCCACCAGCTGGCGTACGTCATCCAGGATTTTGCCCATGGCCGGCGCCGCTGAACGCACAAGGTTATCCGCCAGGCGCGACTGGGCGTCGGGCGGGTCGGAGACCGTAGACGCGGGCAGCAGGCTGGAAGCCTGCGCTACGGAGAGCCCCGCCAGCACCTGCGTTTTCCCCTGGGCCGGGGGCGCGGCCGGCGCCTTCAGCACGTCCTCGCCTTCCACCGGCGCCGGGATGCCCAGGCGTTCCCGCACCCAGTCGGCCGGGATGTCCATGAGGCCGGACAGGGCCGGCAGGGCGTTGGCGTAGACGGCGATGTCCTGGAGGTCGTTGGTGTCGAACACCAGGCGCGGGCAGCGGCGCATGTCGGCGATGCCGCGGTTCAGCGCGATCAACGGGTAGATCAGATCCCGCGTCAGGGTGTCCGCTACCTGGCGGGCGTCGGCGCGCTGGATATCCAGGCGCACCTGGTCGTGCAGCTTGGCCACGCCACTGCCCATGCCGGTGCTCTTGGCCTCGGCGCTCAGGGTCTGGCCCAGGATGGCCTTGCTCTGGGCGTCGTCGGCCCAGTGGATCATGTCCAGGTGGGGAGTGCCGCCACCGCCGCCGGCGGCGATCTTGCTAATCTCAAGCTGCATGTCCACCGGCATGATGGCGCGGGCGTCGTGGCCCAGGGCAGAGACGGCGTCGTAGAGGCTGTTCTTCTGCTCGGCGGAAGCCCCCTGGCCGTATTTGCCGACGATGATGGGCAGACCGAAAGTCTCCAGGAACTCGGCGAAGTCGCTGATGGCATAGGCCTTGTAAAGGAAGGGCCACGAGACCACCCGGTGCAGGCCCAGGCGCCCGAGGTAACCGGTCTTGGCCTTGCCCGGCTGGTGGACGATCCAGCCGAAGGGCTTGAGCGGTGCGCCCTCGGCGCTGCCGTCCATGATATGCAGCGCGCGGCGATCCACGGACAGGCGGAACCACTCCTGGGGCCGGGGGTAGTAGACGGGCAGCAGCTCGCCGCCCTGCATCTGCCATTCCAGTTCGATCGGTGCGAAGCCGTGGCCGATGGCATCCTGGCAGGCCACCAGCAGATCCTCGAAGCTCTCGATGCCGCTGCGCAGGATGCCATCGGCCCACTGAGCGGTGGCTTTCTCGGCGGCGGTGGCATCGGGTGGGGGGACAAGCTGCCAGTCCAGGTTGACGATGGCCTGCTTGCGCTTGCCCATCTCCGCTGCCAGGTGCGGATCGCGCTCTTCCATGTCGGCGAAGACGCGGTGCTGGGCGGTGAGAAACCCCTGATCGGCACGGTACAGGTAGTCCGCCAGCATGGCCGGGGTGAGGCCGTTGATCCACGGCATGAGAAAGGCATTGCGCAGGGTCGCCACTTCGGCGGTCTGCGAGGTGGTGAGCGTGCCCCGGTCGATGGGGTTGCCGCGAGAGTCGAGAATTTGCGCCATAGGGCATCCAGGCAATTCAGTAGACAGAAGGTAGGGAAATACCCACCTTCTCGATTTCGGGGCGCTTAACACGTGTTATGACACCTGGCAGGGGCCATTTCTGCATCACAGCATCCTCCGCGAAGCGCCGCCGAGGGTGCCGGGCAGGGAATTGCGGGAAATGGCGCGGAAGCCCTCGGTGGCGCACTCGACCAGGCCGGCCGCCGCCGAGCAGGCCAATGCCATCGCCCAGAAGCGGTCGGCGTGGCCATCGGTTTCACCATCGGAGACCAGGCGCTGTTGTCCGGTAGCGCCCACCTGTTTCTGGATGGCGTGCAGATCGGCGCGCAACAGCGTATCGCCCTGCGGAATGCGCAACTGGCGATCCTGCATGCGTTCCTTGAGCGCCGTGGCCATGTCGAGCTTGCGCGCCGGGCTGAACAGCACGCCCTCGACGCGCAGATCGCCGTGGCGGCGCTTGGCATCTTCGACGGGCATCTCGCCCATGCCGGTTTGGTCCATGGCGGCCCGGATCACGTTGTAGCGGCGCATGACGCCATCGAGCAGGCTGGCCTGCTCGGCGAAGCTGATGCGCTGGCGCACGATCAGCTCGCGCACCCAGAGCACGTCGCCCACCAGCTCCAGCACGGCGATGACGAACAGGTCGTTGCGGGCGGCGATGTCGACGCCAACGAAGGCGGGTAGGCCGGTGTAATTCGCGGGCAGGCCAGCCTGGTCGTGTTCGCAGCCGTCGATCAACTCGTAGTCGAGCCAGGCGCTGGCTTCGTCCAGCCACTTGAGTTCGAATTCTTGCGACCAGGCGTCGGCGTCGTTGATGCCGGCGCGCAGCTCGTCGATATTGCGCGGCAGGCCGTCCGCCACGGCCTGGTAGATGTCCACGGTGTGGCGGCTCCAGACCTCCGCCAGCGCCTGGTCGGTCATCAGCTCGTAGAACTTGTTGCCCTTGCCGTTGGGGGTGGAGACGACGCGGATTTTCCAGCCGGCGGAAATGACCGGGAACAGGGCCTTCCAGATGGCGCGGGAATCCTTGTGGAAGGCGAACTCGTCGAGCATCACGTTGGCGCTGAAACCGCGGGCGGTGTCCGGGCTGGCCGGGAGTGCGGTGATGCGGCTGCCACCGGGGAGGGCGACTTCCAGGGCCTTGATGCCGGGTTCGAACTCGTAGGCGTGCGCTTCGAACAGCACGCCGATGGCGGCCAGGTGGCGCTGTACGCCCTCGACCATGGCCTCGCTGGCCTGGCGCTCGCCGCGGGAGAGGATCACCCAGCGGGTGCGCTTGCCGTCAAGCTCCGCCTTCACACAATCCAGGACGATGCCCAGCGTGGTGGTCCAGGTCTTGCCGGTCTGTCGGGCGAACATGCCCACGGCGAAACGCGCCGGGTCTTCCAGCCAGGCGCGTTGGTAGGGGTAGAGCTGGACCGAAGCGACAGCGCCCTCGCCGGCATCAACGGGCTGATCGGAAGAATGAGCCGGCGCGGCGCCGGCGCTACAGGAGGCCATACGCCTCTGCAATCGCGCGCTTCAGCGCGGCCGGGTCGCGGGCCGATTGGTCCACCGCCTGCTCCACCTTCGCCAGGGCCGCACGCATCTCGCGGCGCAGGCGCTCCACCTCGACGCTGGTCTTGGTGGCGCCGGCGGCGTCCTTGATGGCCCGGGCGAGGAGCGCGATCTCTTTACTGTCCACCGCCTCGCCGTCCTCGCCCAGGTTGGCCAGGCTCTGGAAGGCGACGGCGCGAAGCATCTCGGGCAGCAGGCGGCCGACGTCGCCTTCCGGGTCGGCCTCCAGGCGGCCGATCCAGACCTTGGCCACTTCCTGCGCCTCGCGGTAGCGCTGCATCTGGCTTTCGGCCTGGAGCTTGTAGCGGCCCACGGCGGAGCGGCTGACCGTAGCGCCCATGCCCTGGATGAGCGTGGTGATCGCCTCGATGGTGGCGCGGCCCTCGCGGATGGCGGTATCCACCGCCTCGCGGATGGCGGGGTCGAGCTGCCGGATGGCGGATTTGCGGCCCATCAGAGTTTCCGCCCCACACCCTCGGCGCGCACCGCGCCGTGCGAAACATCCAGGCCGAGTGCCGTGAGCTTGGCGCGGCGCCTGCCCACTACTCCGGACAGGGTGACCAGGTCGGCATGCGCCAGCCAGGCCAGATCCTCAGCAACGTATCCGCCCGGCAAGCGCATGGAGGCCAGCACCATGCCCAGCATGGATTCCCCCTCCTCGTAGTCCTGCGCCTCGGCGAGGATGTCGAGCAGCGCCCGGCGGCGGGTTTCAGTCACCAAATCATCGAGTCGGGTCATTTGACGAGGCTCTCATAAACCAGGTTGAGGATGCGGGTCTGGGCGGAGTTCTCGCCCTCGATGCGCTTGATGCTGCCGGCCACGTCGTCGATGCGCTGATGCAGCCGCGCCAGATCGCCCGGCTTGGGCGCATGCTTGGCGTCGGATTCCAGCCTCGTGAGCCGAGTGCCGTGCGTGCCAATGGATTCGGTCATGTGCGTCTCCATGCGATTGATCCGCTCGTTGGTGACCCGGTTGCGGTTGAGCAGATAGAGGTAGAGCCAGACCCCGGCATTCATCACCGTGATGCCGACCTTCCACCAGAAATCCAGCGCTTGGTAATCCATCATTTCACTCCCTGCATCATTCTCAATTTGCGCTCGTGGTCCCAGTCATTGCGGCAATCGGCGTCACACCAGCGCTTGGCCGTAAGCAAGCGGATGTGGCAGTACAGGCATACCCCGGTCGGCTCCACCTCGGGCACGATCGCGTGTTCATGCGCCTCGGCCAGGGCATCATCCAAGTGCTGCTCGATCAGACATTCGGCGCGGTCGGCGTCGTCACTCATGGCCGTGCCCAGTGGGGAGGGTATTGGGCACGGAGGCGGGCGATGAGTCCGGCGCCAGCGTCCACGCCGACAACGCCTGATGGCGCGACCGGCACAGCGCCAGCAGCTCCATCGCCTGGACGTGGTTCGGTAACAGACTGGTCGCCAGGCGCCCGTCCGCCGGTTGCGGGGGCAGCGGGCACGGCGCCGTCAGGCTGGGCGGCGGCAGGCGCCGGGGCGGTGCCATCATTGGCGGCACGCCAGAGGCGCAGGCCATCAGCATCGAGGCCGCAATCGTCATCACGATGAGTAAGCGCATATTGAGAGGTCTCCTGGGTGATCGTCCGATACACAAGGCGAATACGTTCCTGTACGACCTGGTCGCCGGCGACGATGCCCTGGTCGATCTGGGCCTGGGCGTCGGCCTGGTCGATGGCGCGCTGCAGGTGTTCGGCCTGGGCCGCCTGGGCGGCGAGGTGCTCCTGGTGATGGCCGTGATGGTCGCCCGCCAGCCAGGCGCCACCCAGGAAGATCGTGGCGGCGAGGATCAGCCAGGGGTTAAGCGCTAGCATCGGGCTTGGTCTCCGGGTCGGGGTTGGCGCCGTAGCGCAGGCTCAGAAACTTGCTGGCGGTGGCGCTGGCGCCAACGATGCCGAGATAGATGATCCAGATTTCTCCCGGCTGACCGCCGTGGAAGGCGCCCCACAAGAAGGAGGCGGTGCCGGAGGCGTAGGCCGCGTTCGCCCACAACTTGGTGTGGGACGCCATGCCGGTACCGGCGTCGCGGATCAGATCACCCCAGTTCATGCCTGGACTCCCAGCAGGTGTTTCGCCCGCTCCCAGTAAGTCACCCGGTCCTGCCAGCCATTCAGGCCGCCGTTGATGCGGCGGGTGATGGTCCGGTAGTCGTTGGCGTCGGCCCAGGCATTGAGGCCGTTCTTGCCCCAGAACCAGGCGGCGGAGAGCGCCGCCAGGTCGGGCGTCTCCAGGTCGGTCGGGGTGATGAGCAGGCGGTCATCGCCGAAGAGCGCCTGGCTCACTTCCCCGTAGTTGAGCCGGCCGGTGATCTGAATGAGCCCACGCCCCAGGAAGCGCTTGCCGTCGCCGGGCTCCAGATTACCGAGGTCATGACGCCCCTCGTAGGCCACCTGGGCCGGGGTCGGCCCCCACAACTCACGGGTGTACTGGAGTTGGCCGGACTCATGGGCGACCTGCCCCAGGAACGCCGCCTGGCGGCGCGGCGTGGTGATCCCGAAGGCGCCCATAGCCTGGTTCAGCGGCTCCACATAGGTGGCTGCGACGCGGCGGGCGTTGGGCATGATTTCGATCAGGCCGGCAGCAGTGAGGCTCACAGCTTGATCTCCCAGCGGCTGGGATTGTGGTGGCAGACGCACTCGGGAATGAGGTAGTGCCACGGCTCCCGATCCAGGGCGCAGTTGATCCAGTCGCGCATGCGCGGGTCGTCAGGGGTACGGGCGTGTTTGCAGGTGGCGCAGGTCATGCGACCAGTTTCGTCGCGCGCGCGGGGTGGGGCGAATAAAGGGCTTTAGTTTCGGGCGGGTGGTTTTCAGACGTTAATGGCGCCTGTTTACACCGCGTTGGAGAGGTTCATGGCCCAATATTCCATCGGCCTTTTAATCGGCCTGCTCGTCGGCTACTGGATGGGCTGGATCGGCGCGCACCAGACCGTCAAGACGGAGTGCCGGCGCCTGGGTGGGTTCTACGTCGGCGACAGCGTATTCAAGTGCGAGGAAGTTCCGAAGCCGGAGGGGAACCCGAAGGCGCCACCGAACCCGCACCGCGCACCGGAGTCAGACAAGCAGTAAGGGGCGGAATGGAAGCAATCACCAACATCGTCTACCTCAAGGCTTCGGCTTATCGAGCTTCTTGAAAGCGCGTTGGGTGGCCTTGATGCTTTTCTTCGTTTCAGTGATGGGCTGGGCCAAGGGTAAGTTTTCCGGCAACTGACCGGAGATTTGCAGCACTGTATTGCGCACGATGCGCCCCACCGTCTCCGCCGCCGTCTCAAGCGGCTGCTGGCCCTTGATGCGTTCGTTCCGGATTTTGGCTTCGGTCTGGGTCAAGCGGAACAGATTGGCGGCCAATTCGTCGCGCCCCATGTGGTCCAACAGCGAACCCGCGCCAGCGAAGCGCTTGTAGTTCTTCAGCTTCCAGATGGGCATGTTGTACATGCCCACATAGCCCGCGTTCTGGAACCGGGCGTAGTCCTCTACCCCGCTGTGTTTCGCGACGCCGGCCAGAGATTTCTCATGCTGCGAGATTTCGCCGCGCACCAGCAGACGGTCTACTTCTTCATGCTGCTGTAACGCCTCCCAGAAAGCATTCGCCAGGCTGGCGAAAAAGACCTGGGCGCGCGCCACCAGGTGGTTACGCACATCGGCATTCATCACCGTCAGGTAACAGGCAAACCGGGAAAGCTTGTATTCCGGCGCCTTACCGGGGGAGATGGAGGTGAAGTTCTCCGCCACGTCGATGCCCAGCATCATGCACACCGCCAAGGCCTTGTTCAGGGCCTTGAACAGCGGGGCGGTGGTCTCATAGCCCAATGCCCGCGCCAGGTCGGTGGCCATCCAGAAGCGGAATCCGTTCTGCTGCGCTAGTAGCTCGAAGGCGGGCGGGTCGCCATCGAAGGCGTTGAGGTCAGGCAAGGTATCCATCGTCACATTTTACCCGTTGAAATCCGGTGTTGCCTTGATCGGTTGAATCGCTGCAGGCCTGCGCCAGTCACTTGAAGACGATGCCCACCTGCACACAGTACGTGGCGCGCTGGAAGAACCCTGGAAATCGGCGTGTGCTCAGGTCGATCTGGCAGACATCACCCACCAACACCACCAATGCGCCGTCCTCCGCCAGCAGGCGCATCTTGTCCAGCACGGCACCCTTCAACTGGCCGGCGTCATGCACCACCAGCGCAACGGGTAGGCGCCGATTCAAGGCTTCCAGGAATACCGCCTCTCGCCGCCCAGACGGGCGCGGCAGGCTGGAAATACGGCGCTCCGCCCACTGTCCCATCAGGTGATAGGGCGTGTCGCGTGGTGTCGCGGTGGCCTCCCACACCTCGCCATTCCAGTCACCCGGTGGCGGCAGATCCTCCACCACCCATAGACGATGGCCTGACTCCGCCATCTTGGCCAGCGTGGCCCCACGCGCGTCGATCCAATCAATCCCGGTGTACTCGATCATCCTGCCCTCCGTTTGGTGGTTGAACACGATTGCGCCAGCGCAGCGCTTGTCGCCTTGAGGGCGTCACGGCCGGCGGGCGGGGAATTCCGGTAGTTGTCGAGCAGGGCGGCCTCGTCGGGGGCGAGAGGCACGGCGGGTGCGCCACGCTGGCCGGTGAGGATGTAGAGCGCGTCGGCACCGGCAACGACCAGTGCAGATAGCTGCACCGCTGTCGGCGATGTGCTGCCCTTCTCCCACTCAATGAGGGTGCGCTTCGCGGCGCCCGCTGCCGCTGCGAATTCGGGCTGAGTCATTCCCAGTCGCTCACGCTCTTCTTTGATCCGCTCACCGATCATGACGATTAATGCACCTTTTTTCTTGACGGTGCCGAAATCTGCACCTATGATTTGTCTACCGCATGATTACCTGCGTTTACCGCCGCACAGGAGCCGCCATGAACGTCCCTTATCAGTTACCGCATTCCAAGCCGCTCACCCCCGACCAGGTGAAGCGGAATTTCCTCTCTGCCGGCATGCCGGTCGGCCAATGGTCGGATGCCAACGGCTATTCCCGCCGCTACGTCTACATGGTCCTCAACGGCCAGTACAAGGGCCACTTCGGCAAGGCCCACGAGATCGCCGTGAAGCTGGGCCTGAAGCTGGCGCCTGACTATCAGATCGCCGCCTAAGGAACCGCCATGGCCACCACACACTTCCGTCCCGACCCCCGCACCATGTCTCAGCTCGCCTACGCCCGCGCAAGCGCCGACCTGGTGGGCAAAAAGGTCCGCGCCGCCGAAGGCACCGAATGCCACGCCTTTTCTCGTGGCAAGCCGGCGGTAGGTACGGTAATCGCCGTGCACATGCCCGATCTCGCCCACTGCATGCTCAAGATTCAGTACCGAAGCGGCATCAAGTACCTGTCGGCGTTTGAACTTGATGTGATTACCGACTGAGGAGCCACCATGCAACTCGCCCTGAACCTCCCCACGCCGCTGGCCGCCCGTGAAGCCCTGTTCCTGGACCACGACCAGCCGTTTACTACCTCGCGCGCCGTCGCCGAACGCTTCGGAAAGCGGCATACCCACGTCCTGCGGGCCATCGAGCAACTGCTCTCCGACATCCCCGACCCGGCTTTTAGCCAGCCCAATTTTGGGCCGGCTGAATACCTCGACGCGCAGAAAAAACCCCGCGTCGAATACCGCCTCAGCCACGACGGTTTCGCCCTTCTGGCGATGGGCTTCACCGGCACCCAAGCCCTGGCCTGGAAGATCGCCTTCATCCAGGCGTTCAACGCCCTGGAAGTCGAACTGCGCGCCCGCATCGAACGGGAAGCCGCCGCGCTTCACACCCTGCGCCCGGTGACTTGCACCGTGGCGGAGCGCACGGAAGCGGGCCTGAACCGTTCCGCCATCGCCTTCGAGGTCGACCGCACGCCCAACAGCATCACCTACCACCGCCGCAGCGCCCGCCGCCTGGGCCTGCTCCCGCAACGCGCCGCCTGAGCCCGCCATGACCGACCTACTCGCACGCATCGCCGAACTCGCTGGCACGTCCATTGCCCGGCAGATCGCCCAGGAATTCGGCAAGCAAATGCACTACTTCCCCTGCGCCGAGACCACCACCAAACGCAATGCGGCCATCGTGGCGGCGTTCGACGGCATCAACTATCACGCGCTTGCCCGTCATTTCAATCTCTCCGAATGGTGCATCCGCCAGATCATCCAGGACGCCCAGCGCCAAACCAGCGCAAACGGTCGTCCAGCCAATCAAGCCCCTGCGCCTGTTCAGGCGACCACCGCGCAGCCTTCGCCTCACGCGCCAACGCCACGTATTCAAGAAAGTCATCCCGATCCAGCAGGGGCGGCGCCGGCATGCCATCCACTTGGCGTACCTGCTGCACCAGGTAGCTCAGCAGCAGCTCTAGTGCTGCTTGTACCGCCTCACTGGAAAGGCTCGGTTCGCTTCGATCCGTGTCCATCACACCCCCCTTTCAATTCTGCCGCCTGAGCCCGCCATGCAAACCCTTCGCCAACAAACCGGCCTCGAATTTCCCGACCTGAGCGTGGCGTACCAATTCGCCATGCTGGAAGTCTGGGAGCAATACGGCCTCGACGCCGCCCGCTGTTTCGCCATTGGAGCCTGAACCATGAACGAATCCCTCACCCCCGAAGAAGCACGACCCATCGCCGACTTTCTCATGGCATCCCTGCGCACCAGCGAAAAGTTCATCACGGCCATCCGCCGTATCCACAGTGATCTGACGTTCCGCCTGGAAGGGCAGACCTGGTTTGTCCCCGACACGTTCATGCCGGGCGAAACCGTCCGTTGTAACCTGGCGCCCAATGGGGCGGCGCTGCTCATCGAGGACCATACCCACGTTCTCCACCATGGGCCGCACCGCGCCACCTGGGCGATTCCGCTGGATGCGCAGCCGAAAGAGCCGCCGGCCAAGCCCGCCTTCCCCTTCCAGTATCTGTACGACCTGGACGAGGCCGCGCGCCAGGCGCTGCTGCCCCTGGTGCAGTCCGGCCTGGTGAGCCTGCAGCCGCTGCCCTGCGCGGATCGGGCGTTTCTGGAACACCGCCTTATCCCCGGCTTGATGTTCTTGCGCGACGCTTCGGTGCGGGCCCTTGTTTCAGCCGCATATAGGCCAGGGTCTCAGCCAGATAGCGCACTGCCGCCCGGGTGTCCGCTTCACCCTCAAACCATACCTCAGCCTCATCAAGATCAGGTTGCAGGACGGCGCTGTCCAGGGTGCCGTTCCGGTGCAGCGCCGATGCCAGGCGCAGAAATGCGTAGCGCAGCGCCTCGATCTGGGCATCCCGCTGAGCATCCGTCCAGGGCGGGAAATCCCCAGGATTGCCACCCGTAAGGATGGCGTTTTCAGGCAAGGCGTCGATTCGTTCCGAGCTGGTTCCCATGGCTTCCTCCGCTCCGTTCATGTCCCGCCCTGAATTCTACTCAGCACAACCGGATTTCCACCCTGCAAACCCGGCATTTGTTTGGCATATACCTTTCGTTAGGGGTCGCAATGACTAAAAGGAATTGGAAGGCCTTCAATCCGCGCTCGATGCGCGAAGCCATCGAAGGCTGCATCAAATACGCCCGCGAGGTACATAACCTGTCCGTCGAGCGCGTGGCCGAACTGGCCAGTGAGGAGTCGCACTGGACGGTTTACGGCTGGCTGCGCGACGGCTCGATCCCGGCCAAGAAGATTGCGGCGTTCCAGCACGCTTGCCATGCCAATTTCATCACCCGTTACCTGGCGCATTCGGCCGGGCAGCTGCTGATCGATATGCCGCATGGCCGCCTGATCGATTCCGACGATGTGCACGCCCTCCAGGCCACGTTGAACTCGGCGGTTGGCGCCTTGCTCGGCTTCGCGGCCGGAAAGTTGGATGCCGACCAGGTGGGCGCGGAGATCAGCACCAGCATGGAAGCCCTGGCCTGGCACCGCGAGAACGTGGCCATGGCCCGCCAGCCGGAACTGGAGCTTGCCCATGACTGAGAGGACCTACGACAACGCCAGCCAGGAGCGCGGCTATGCGGTGCTACTGACCCTGGCCGGGCAGGAAATCACTGGCCTGGCGCCGTCCGAGATCGCCGACGCGGTGAAGGCCAGCCGCTCCCGCATCACCAGCGACTTGCGGGTGTTGCAGAAGATGGGGCTGGCGGAACCGATCCTGGAGACGGGCCGCTGGCGCCTGGGCCCGAAGGTGGTGCAGATCGCCCTGGCTTTCACCGAGAACCTGAACCGTGCCCGCCGCAAGGTGGATGAGATCGACCAGCGCTACACCCGCAAACCCAACTGAGGATTGAATCATGGGCCGTACCCCGAGAACCCCCGTCACCCTTGAACAGCCGGAAGTGAACACCGATGTGGTGGCCCAGGACGCCGCCGCGGCTACCCTGCTTTCAGGCCACCTGGTGGAGATCGACGCCACCTACGGCGACGGCCTTCCCTACGACCGCGACCGCCTGGTCAACGAGACCCGCTTCCTGATGGCGCAGTCCGCCGAGGCCATGCTGGAGATCGGCAAGCGGCTGATTCTGATGAAGGAGCATGAGCCCCACGGCGACTTCACCGAGATCGTGGAGGAGCGGCTTGGGGTCAGCATCCGATCGGCGCAAATCATGATGCAGGCCAGCGCCAAGTTCATGTCGCCGGCGCTGGCGTCAAAAGCGCGGGCGCTCGCGCATTTGGGTAAAACCAAGTTGTACGAACTGATGCTGGAGCCCGAATCGGCCCTGGAAGCCCTGGCCGAGGGCGGCAGCGTCAAGGGCATGAAGCTCGATGAAATCGACTGCATGACTACGCGTGAGCTGCGCGCCCGTCTCCGCGAGCAGGCCGACAAGCTGGAAGTGAAGGATCGCCAGCTTGAGGCCAAGGATAAGAAGATCAACGACCTGGACGCGGAACTCTCGGCCAAGCCGGCGCCGGTCTACGACCTGGACGCAGCGCTGGGTGCCCTGGACCAGCAGACGCGTGCCATCGTCGCCAGCATCCTGGCCAGCCAACGCAAGGCGGTGCTGGACGTGATGGGCGAGGGCTCCACTCACGACCTGTCCCGGTCGGCGCGGCAGCAGATCGGCGCGGCCATGGGGCGGATCATCCTGGCGGTGCGCGACGTGGCCGCTGACCTGGACCTGGACGTCAATGAGTCCCCCAAGCAGGACACGGATTCGGACGACGATATCTGGGCGGCCGTAAATGCGGAGATGGCGGCGAAGGCCGGTGGCGACCATGCGGGCCACGCGTAAATCCATCATGCCCACGCCCCAGCAGATTGCCATCGTGGCCCGCTACGCCGAGCGCCTGCATGGCCTCCCCAAGGGCGAGGTCGGTCCGATCATCGCGGCGGCTTGCGCGGAGTTGGGTGGCATCAAGGCCACCACGTTCTACCGCTGGATGGACCCGCACGTGGTGCGTAATCGCAAGCGCCGCTCCGATGCGGGCGCGCTGTGTCTGGGCCGGGATGAGGCGGAAACGCTGTCGGCCTATCTGATGGCCTCCCTGTCCGGTACCGGCAAGCAGCGCGCCACGCTGACCCAGACGGTGGATATCCTGCGCGCCAACGGGGCGATTCGCGCCCGACGGATAGACCTGGCCACCGGCGAGGTGATCCCGTTGTCCGACTCGGCCATCGCCAATGCGCTGCGCGCCTACGGCCTGCACCTGGAGCAACTGCGGCGGCCCAAGGCGCATATCCGGATGAGCACGAAACACCCGAACGCGCTGTGGCAGGTGGACGCCTCGGTGTGCGTGGTGTTTTACCTGCCTACCGGCGGCAGCGCCATCGTCGATGTCCGCGACGCGGAGATCTACAAGAACAAGCCGGAGAACGTGAAGGCGATCGAGGACTTCCGGGTGATTCGCTACGTGTTGACCGATCACGCCAGCGGGGTGGTGCGTTGGCACTACTACCCGCACAGCGAGAGCGGCGAGAACACGGTGCGATTCCTGGCCTGGTGTATGGCGCGGCCGCGTCCGGCCACGGATCCGTTCCACGGTGCGCCGCTGGATATCATGAGCGACCCCGGCGCCACCGCTGCCGCCCTGGTGAAGCGCTTCTGCAAGCGGCTGGATATCCATCTGCAGGTGAACAAGCCGCATTCGCCCCGGGCGAAGGGGCAAGTCGAACAAGGCCAGAACCTGGTGGAAACCACGTTCGAGTCCGGCCTTAAGTTCCAGCGTTCTCGGGTGACCAGCATCGAGGCGCTGAACACCATGGCGGATACCTATCAGATCCATTTCAACGCGACCAAGAAGCACAGCCGCCACGGTGAAACCCGGTTCGCGTCATGGAGCCGGATCACCGCCGAGCAGCTGCGCATCACGGCCGGCGAGGCGGCGTTGCTGACCCTGGCCACCCGCGAGCCGGAGTCGCGCTCGATCAGCGGCGACCTGACGGTGAGCTTCCAGGGAAAGACCTGGGATGTGCGCCACGTACCCGGCGCCGAGCCCAAGGCGAAGCTGCTGGTGCACTGGCACCCGTTCATGGCGAACACGGCCATGGCGGTGGTGGAGGACCTGGAGGGCCATGAGGTGCACCTGGAGCTGGGCGAGGTGACCAAGGACGCCTTCGGCTACGCCAGCACCGCGGTTCCCTACGGCGAGTTCAAGGGCCTGAAGGACACGCGCCTGGATGCCAACCGCAAGCGCATCGCCCAGGTGGCCACCGGCGAAACCAGCGTCGAGGCGGCGGAAAAGGCCATGACCCGCAAGGACACGGTGTTTTTCCCGGACTCGTCTGGCGACGAGCGCATCAACCCATTCAAGGAAGCCGAGGAGGCGAACCTGCCGGACTGGCTGCCCAAGCGCGGCACGCCGCTGGCGGCCGGCCACAACCTGCGGGTGGAACTGAAGCCGCTGGATCGGGTGGACATGGTGCAGCGGGTGAAGGAGATCGCCACCGGGCGCGGCCTGGATTGGTCCCGCGACTACTACGCGCGGTTGGTGGCAATGCACCCGGATGGGTGCCAGGAATGCGACCTGGAGACGGTGGCGGATGCGCTGCTCGGCTCGGTCGAGGAATCGCTCAGCAGGCCGCGTCTGGCCCTGGTGAGCTGATAGGTGCCCGGCGCCGCGTTGGCGCGCGGTTCCGGGCGGTTACTACCACGACTTGGAGATTTAATCATGAAAGGCATTTTCAAGACCATGGTCCTGGGGGCCAACAACACGGAAGTAGAAATTTGCTACGAGCAGCTCGTTCCGTTCGTTCCCTGTTCCGGAATGATGGTGGCGCCGCAGCCGGGCGGCGAGTTCCTGGAAGTGGAGAGCGTATTTTGGGACGCTGAACGCCCGTTGGAAATCCAGATTTACGCCCACGACCCGGCCGGACTGGACCCTGTCTATAACATGACGCTCAAGGGCTGGAAGGTGGTGTGATGTCCAACACCCGCAATGCCCCTCACCTCGCCATCCGCCTGAAGACGGTGCTGCGCGAACACGGCATCAGCCAGGAAGAACTGGCCGAGTGCATCCGCCAGCCCAGCGGGAAGCTGTTGTCTCGGGTCGCTATCAATGTCCTGCTGAACCGTGGCGTCTGGCCGGTGACCACCACCGAGGCAGATATCCGCCGCGTCACCGAGACGATGTTGCGCGAGCGCCAGGTCGGCGAGGAAGAAATCGCCACGATTTGGGAGCGAGAAGACCACGACCGCCCCCACGGCCAGCCACAGCACTACCGCACCGGCGGCGCCAGCTACGGCCCGCGCAATCACTCCCACCACCCTGAAGTCCCCGATTCGGAGATCCGCGAAATGATCCACCCCTCTACCCACAAGCACTTCGGCCTGTTCCGCGACCCCTTCCAGAATGATGTGCTGTCCAGCGACGACGTGTTCCTGCCGATCAATTACCGCGAGATGCGCGAGGCCATGCTGTGGGCCGCCCGCAACGGCAACCTGTTTGCCGGCGTGGGGGAATCCGGCGCCGGAAAGACCGTGCTGATGCGCGACGTGATCGAAAGCATCCAGGCCGACAGCGACCAGCAGATCGTCGTCATCCAGCCCACGATCATCGACAAGACGCGCCTGACCGCTTCCATGATCACCGAGGCCATCATCTACGACCTGATGCCGGACGCGAAAATCCGCCGCACGGCGGAGGGCAAGGAACGCCAGGCCCAGTCCCTGCTGCGCGACAGCCACAAGGCCGGCAAGCGCCATGTGCTGGTGATCGAGGAGGCGCATGACCTCTCTATCCACACACTGAAGCTGCTCAAAAGATTCTGGGAAATCGTTGAAGGCCACCGCCACCTGCTCGGCATCATCCTGGTGGGCCAGCCCGAGTTGCAGAGCAAGCTGGACAACTACAAGCATGAGGCGCGCGAGCTGATCAACCGCCTGGAGATCGCCACCCTGGAACCCCTGGGCCGCGAGCTGGAGGCCTACCTGGCGATGAAGTTCCAGCGCATCAACAAGCCCATGGCTGACATCCTGGCGCCGGATGCCTGCGATGCCCTGCGCACCAAGCTGCGCCGCCAGGTGGGCAATGGCCTGGTGTCCCTGCTTTACCCGCTGCACGTCAACGTCGAAATCACCCGCGCCATGAACAAGGCCGCCGACCTGGGCGCGCCCCTGGTCGACGCTGCGATCATCGCCAAACTGTGAGGGGGCCGACCATGAGAAACCCATCATCCAATGCCGCCCGTGGAGCGCCGGCGCCCCGCCGGCCCGAGCCCGTGCTATCCGCCCTGGAACAGGGTATCGCCACCGCCCGCGCCTGCGTGCAGCAGCTGCGCACGGACGGCTACCGTCCCACTCATATCGAGGTGCGTGACGGCATCATGCCCCTGGTCTGGATCGAGCACCGCGTCGGTTGTGCCCGCCTCAAACGTGAGGGCGCGGGCATCTACAGGGCCGAGGGGTTCTCCGTCTTCCGCCTGTTGACCTGGCAGACCCAGCGCATGGGCTGCCGCGTGCAGTGGATCGAGATCGTGATGGGAGGGCAACGGCCATGCTGATCCATGCCGTCATGATTGTCGGCGCGCTCCTGGTAATGTTGCCGGTCGCCTATCTGCTGCGCGTGTGGTGGATGGCGAGCCACCCGCGTTACCCGGTCTGGCCGAGCGATGGCCCGCAAACCGAGTTCCGCGACAACGATGATTTCCTCGGCATGGGGGGTTGACCATGCGCCCACCCATCATGCCCAACCCACGCGACTGGCTGCTCATGGCCATCATCGCCCTCCTGACGCTGGCCGGCCTCGGCCGGATCGATGAATACGACCGGCTGCAGCAGCAGATCGCCACCAACCAGGCCAACGTGGCGCGTATCCACGTTGCTGAGGCCGGTTCGCCGGCTACCCGGCGGCGTCTCATGGGGGATCGGAAATGAGCGATCTATTGACCCCCGTTTGTGGCCTGACGCTCCGCAAAGGGAACAAGGAAGCCAATGTCCACGATGTCGTGGACGGCATCGTGTACTACGCCATTTACACCATCGCCACGGAGATGCCTGACGGCATGTATCGCTGCCCCGTCGAGCAGTGGCAGCAGATGGCGGCTGGCGCGCTGGCGCATGGTGCGGAGGTGGTGTCATGAGTAGAGAGGTTCGTCGGTTCACGCCCGAGGAGGATGCGTGCCTCGTTGATCTCAGGCGCCAGGGATACACCCATCAGCAGATCATGCTGGCGCTGGGAAGGGCCCGTTGCAGCATTCAGGCCCGTCTCAAAATACTGGCCGCGGCAGGAGAGGACATCACGATTCAGCCGTATACGCGCCGCGAGCCGCCACCGGAGTTCTCTCAGATCAGAACCACGCGGCCCTGCCTGTGCTGCAACAAGTTGTTTCCGTCGGAGGGGCCGCATAACCGCCTTTGTGGCACCTGCCGAACAAAATCCCTCAGCCCGTACGACCTCTAGGAGATGAAATGAGCGATTTATCCAACGCTGTCCCCTCGTGTAGCGAGGTCTTCCGCCCCATCATGTTCTGGGTGCCGGTCGCTACCGCGCTCCCCGCGCCGCTGGAGGATGTCCTGGTTTACCAGCGGCTCGACGGGATGGGGGACGACGACAACACCCTGATCCGCAGCGCCTACCGCAATCAATCCGGGCAGTGGATTGATACCTACACCACGGATGTCCTGACGGGCGGAGATGAGGTGCTGAGAGGTGTCACCCACTGGTCGCCCCTGCCGGAGGGGCCGGATGGGGACATGGTTTCTACCGTATCCAGCCAGCCCGCAGCCGCTGAATATGATGGGGATCGGCCATGAGCCCCCTCGCCTGGACACCTCCCGAACTGGAGTTTATGCGCAAGAACTACGCTGACAGCCTGACGGAGGACATCGCCCGCGCACTGGATCGCGACGTGAATACCATCTACGCCAAGGCGCGTGTGCTGGGCCTGCACAAGTCGTCTGAATTCCTGGACGGTGCCAAATCGGGCAGGCTGACGGGGAACCAGGGCGCATCCAGTCGTTTCGCTAAAGGTCATCGGCCCTGGAACGACGGGATGAAGGGGCTGCAGATCGGCGGCACCGAGACCCAGTTCAAGCCGGGTCAGCGGCGCGGCACTGCGGCCTTGATCTTCACCGGCCGTGTCGTGCATCGGATCGGGGGCTGAGGTGGCCGGACTCCCCACCATCTCCTGTCCCGCCTGCCTGGCTGAGTACGGCCTGGAAGTGGCCCTCGGCCAGGACGATGCCCGCGGCGTAATCCGCGAGTTGGCCCGCTGCCCTGGAGACGCAGCCACCCGTAAGGCGCTGCTGCGCTACTGCGCGCTTCATGCCCCGGCCTCCCAGCGTCTGCGCTGGTCTCGCGTCGAGGCCATCCTGTCCGAGATCAACGGCTGGATGGAGACCGCCCGCATCGAGCGTGGCGGCCGCATGTGGGCGGCGCCGGCAGCGGCCTACCTGACCGCCATCGAGGCCATTGAGGCCAAGCCGGATCTGACGCGACCGCTCAAGGGCCACGGGTTGCTGCTGGAAATCCTCGCCAACATGACGGCCAAGGCCGACGCCCAGGCCGAACGCGATCGCCTGGCCAGCGGCCGCGGCGAGACCCCTGTTGGCGCGGTAGCGCCGGCGCCGGCGCCGACCCGTACCCCAAACACATCCCAGACGCGAGACGGTACCCGCGCAGGGCTCCAGAGCCTGCGCGAGACGCTTGCCAGCATCAAGACCATTCAACCAGGAGATCGACCATGACCACCCAGACCACTACCACCATCCCGGACGGCTACATGGCCAACGCCGCCGGCCATTTGGTCCCCATTGCCCAGGTGCGAGAACACGACATGCTGCGCGACCGTGTCGCCCGGGACCTGGCTGAGTCCGCCATCGCCTTGCACGCCCAGTTGGTGGCATTCAAAACCCGCGCCCTGAGCGACATCATCGACCTGATCCGCATCGCCGGAGAGCGCTACGAGGTGCAGATCGGCGGCAGCAAGGGCAACGTCACCATCACCAGCTACGACGGCCAGTATCGCGTGCAGCGCCACATGGCGGAGCGCATCGCGTTTACCGAGGAAATCGAGGTGGCAAAGGAGTTGATCAACTCCTGCATTACCCGCTGGAGCGAGGGGGCCGACGTGAATATCCGCGCCCTGGTAGACCGGGCATTCCGTACCGACAGCAAGGGCCAGATCAAGACGGCAGCCGTCCTGGAATTGATGCGACTGGAGATTGATGACCCCGAGTGGAAACGAGCCATGCAGGCGATCGCGGACAGCATCCAGAGCACCGGGACCGCTATCTATATCCGCGTGTACCAGCGCATCGGCGACAGCGACCAGTACCGCAACATCCCGCTCGATCTGGCGTCGGTGTAACCATGGACTTCGATCCCGATTTCACTGAAGTCGATCTCAAGATCAACGCGGCCGGCAGTTGGTGCAACGCAGGCCGTTTTTCCACGGCCAAGTATGAGGAGGTTAAGGCGCATTGTCTGGCGCTGGCCTTGGCAGCGCGTGGCCGCCTCAATTTCAAGCTCGTAGACGCGGCTGGTGGGACGCTGGAACGCCTGAGTGCCAAGAACGGCGAGCTTGAATGGCGCGAGGTCTAACCATGGCCGACCGCGCCAGCCTGATCCGCCTGATCCACGTCGCCCGCCGCGATTTGGCGCTGGATGACGACGCCTACCGCGCCATCATCCAGGCCCAGGCCGGCGGCAAGACCTCCAGTGCAGACTGCACGCCGGAGGAACTGGACGCAATCGTTTCACACTTCAAGCGCTGCGGCTTCCACGTGAAGCCCGCAAAGAAGGCCCAGCAGTCGCGCCCGCTGGCCAACGATCAGCAGTCGAAGAAGATTCGGGCGCTGTGGCTGGTGCTCCACCAGGTCGGCAAGGTTCGTGATCCATCCGAATCGGCGCTGGCGGCTTTCGTTAAGCGGATGACCGGGGTGGAGGCGCTGCAATGGCTTACCGGCGCCCAGGCGTCCAGGATCATCGAGCACTTGAAGCAGTGGCAGGATCGTGTGGAGCGGACATGCTGACCATCGACGACGACTACCCGGAGGTTTTGACGGTCATTGCCCAGACCTCCTACGATTTTATGGTGAGCAATCAGCTACCCCAGGATCGCGCTGCCGACCTTGCCATGCTTCTCGCCGAGCGAATTCGCAAGGAATTCGGCGGCTCTGCGCCCTATATTCCCAAGGCTGAGAAATACCTAGGGTCGAAACGCGACCGCGAGATTTTCGACTGTTTCGACGGCTCCAACTATGCTGTGCTGGCCCGTCAGTATGACCTCACCGAGATGCGTATCCGCCAGATCGTCCAGGCCTCCCGCGCCGCCGAAATAAAGCGCCGTCAAAGCGACCTCTTTTAGTTTTGCCCTGCGCAACATAGTTGTGCGGCCGTCCCGTTACCCCCCCCTATTTTTCGCTGTTTCCCGGTATTTATCTCATGGATACCTGTTCATTTATCTCTCTCCTGTTCACAAGGGGTTCGGTCGCAGCCGTATGGCGCCCGTGGCGGATGCATCGGCAGAGTCGCTGCTGGCCTTCGTGTCGGCGAACATCGAGCCTGGGGCCACGGTGATCACCGATGCTTGGCA